GTCCTGATTTTACTTTACCTAAAATTATTTGCGGTTCCAACCCAGGAAACGTGGGTCATTCTTTTGTTAAACAGACTTTTATAGATAATACAGCTCCATTTGAAATAAGGCGAATGCCTCGTGAAGAGGGCGGAATGTTACGACAATACATACCTGCATTACTGGAAGATAACCCCTCATTATTAGAAAGAGATCCTGATTATGAAATGAGGCTTGAAGGGTTAGGTTCGCCTGATTTAGTCAAAGCTATGCGTTATGGGTTATGGGATATTACAGCAGGCGCGGCACTAGAGAAGCTGCGGCGTGATAAGCACATGATACGTGACTTTGAAGTTCCAAGGGAATGGACAAAGTTCATGGTTATTGACTGGGGTAGCTCAAAGCCGTTTGCTGTGGGTTGGTTTTGTGTGGTTGAAGACGATATGATACTGAAGGCCAAAGATGATTGGAAAGAAAGATTGATACCAAAAGGCGCGTTGATAATGTATCGTGAATATTATGGCTGGAATGGTAAAGCTAATGAAGGCTGTAGATTAGAAAGTGTTGTGGTTGCTAAACAGATTCTTGATATGGAAGAAGACCATGGCGAGGAAATGGATTACAGAGTTGGGGATTCGGCAATGTGGGCTGAACACGATGGTCCAAGTGTACAACAGAAAATGTATGATGGGACTGGTGGGCGCTTCTTAATGGAGCAATCCCGCAAAGGCCGCATAGGTAACTTTGAAGAAGTAAGAGCGCGGATAGCCGGTGATGATGATGGCCCAATGTTTTATGCTACAGTGGGATGTAAACATTTTTGGCGTACTGTGCCGGATTTACAATTGGATGAAAGGCATCCAGAGAAAGGACCGGATACGGAGCAAGAAGATCATATCTACGATTTATTACAATATAGTTGCGCTTCACGGCCTTATATCACAACAAAACGTGACAGATTAGAAGCGGCAATTAAAGAAGCTAAACGACAAGTAAGAAAAAACAGTTGACACTATTAGTAGCAAAAGGTAAATTAGATTTGCCTAGTAGTAGCTTGAACACCTTTGCTAGGCACTAACTTTCTGGTGGTTCAGAAAAGCACCTACGAGAATAAGAATACTACAAGGAGGGTAGAGCGCAATACTGAATTTGATAATAGGTGGTATAGCGCGGCGTTGCCTAGATTATACGCAAGGCAGGTGGCTAAATATGAAAAATGGTATCGCGCGACACATAAGGGTAAGCCGCCAGTAGAATTACCATATAGTATTGACGATATTTATACAAATGACAAAGTAGAAGTAGAATATAGTAAATGGAATACATGGGTTAACCCTGGTAGTACTTACAAAACCGGAATGAAATCCGGTAAACAAATATCAGGTGATGAAATTTTACAAGCGGAGCTAGAAGAATGAAATACATAACTATAACAACCTTCCCTAATAAAGACTGGCATGATTATCTTCATGTGAGCACGATGTCTTACATGAAGTTTTGGCCTAAAGAAGTCCCGTTATTGGTTAAACTCCCTAAAGACGAGATGCAAGACACTGTAAATCAGGGTTTGAACAATCTTATCCAGACTACAGAAGGATTAAAAGAAGGGCATAAGATTCTTATAGAGACAGGCCAAACAAAAGAGGAAGCTGAGTTTTACGAGCGTCACAAAGACTATAAAAACGATGGTGATTATAGGACTAATTATATAGATTTCTCCCACAAGATATTTGCATTGTATCAAGCTTATCTCTATGCAAAAAAAGAGGGTATTGATTATATTATCTGGTTAGATGCTGACATCATAACTAAAGACGAAATTACCTTTGCAGATATAGAGAAATGGCATAATGGTGCTGATATTGCTTATTTAGGTAGGAAGGATTGGGACCATAGCGAATGTGGGCTTGTTATATACAAGACTGAAGCTGCCGGAAAGTTTATAGAGCGCTTCCATGAAGTGTATGTAAAAGATTTGGTATTAGAGTTAGAGCAATATCACGATAGTTATGTTTTCGACCAGATTAGAAAAGTTACTTTCCCAGAACTAACATATCACAACATATCAGAAGGAATAGAAGGTCGTGACGTGTTTAACGTGTCTATCTTAGGCGAAAAGCTAGAGCACTTTAAAGGCGCACCAGCTAAACAGCAACTGGCAGAAAGGGTGCGTAAATTACGTAATGGTGAATCCATAGAAACTAACCAAGCTGTTAATGTGAATGACATTAAGATAAAGACTAAGAATTGTGTAGATAAGGAAGTTATCAGAAGTAACATAGCTAAGAATATACGCCTTATACGCAATTGGTATCAACCATGCAAACAGACAGACGAAACTATAATTATTTGCAGTGCTGGTCCGTCTTTAGACCCTATTAAAGTTAGAGAATATTATAACAATGGTTATAAGATAGTGGCTGTGAAACACGCAATTAAACCTTTACAAGATGCTGGTATAATTCCTTGGGCTGTGATTTTATTAGACCCGCGCTCTCATGTAGCAAACTTTACTGATGATATACATCCAGATTCTTTAGTGTTTGTTGCGTCTATGGTTGACCCTATAGTCACTGAAAGGCTTCTTGAGCGCAAAGCTAAGGTTATAGGTTATCATGTTGCTGTTGGTGCGCACGAGGAAGATTTTTTAAGTAATGGCGATTGTTTAATAGTTGGTGGTTCGGCAACTTCTACAAGAGGTATATCAGTGCTTGAGGGATTGGGATATCGTAATATGGAATTATTTGGATATGACTGTTCTTACTACTCTAAGCCAGATTTGCAGGAAAAGAAAGAAAATGGTACATTGAAATACGAAGAGGTTACTCTAGAAGTAGAAACCTACGGACCAAGTAAAATTAAGCGTACTTTTTGGACAGAGGGGCAGTTTTTAGCTCAATTACAAGAGTTTAGAAATTACTATTTTTTAAGAAATAAACTTAATCTTACAATACACGGTGATGGTATGATTCCTTGGGTGTGGAGAAATAAACTACGCCATAAGACATATTTAGAAGAAATGGAAGCCAAGGCAGATGCAAAAGCATTTTTGTTAGATGATTATATACAAAGGATTGCTTGTTTTAACAGCGTTAATTGTGCCGCCTACTGGGTCTGCTATAAAATTGCTAATTTGCTTACCAGGATTACTAAAGAAATTCTTTAATCCACTAAAAAAGAACTCAGGCGCACCTGTTTCTGGATTCTTATTCTCATAACCTGAACCCGCAATATGCCCTCTATAATCGGCATTATTGTCTTGCATGGCCTTCTTAAATTTAGTTAAGAACTCAGGGTTTTGTAAAACTATTTCGCGCGGGATAACTACATCACCATGCGACAAATGGCCTACCATAGTGTCCCCACCACGGCCCATAACTCCCATAATATTTGACATTGCATGTGTGTTCATAAGTTTATTTTAACTTATACGCATACGCTGTCAAACGTGGGTAAATCAGTAGGAAATCTGCGTGTTTCGTTGGTCTAAGGGAACTCGCTCAAGTACCCCTTCGCCAGGTATCTCTCCGCTTCCTTCAAAACCTCCGCCTGTCCCCGGTATCGCTCCACCTTCTCCGGCGGGCATGTCAGAAGTGCTTCCGTCCATTGGAAATTGGCCTCCAAGTGCTGCAAAAAGTGCTTCGTCTCCGGCCTGCGCTTCCATATCTCCCAACTGTCCCTGTCCATTAAATACCCCGTGCATTTGTCCATATAAGAAAGCTACATGTTTTTGTTTGTGTAGCATTAAAGCTTGTAATCCTTCCGGTGAAATATCTAATTTACCAGTTCCCATTTGTTGTTTTTCCAAGCCTTTTAACAATTCGTTGATAATCCTAATGTGTGTTTTGTGATCTTGGTCTGGAAATACATCAAATAAAGGTTTTTCTTGCGGTGGCATAAGGAAAAACATATTTTCTTCGTGTTGGTCGTCTATGCGCTCTGGTTTTTGATCTTCTGGTTTTGGTAAAATTAAATCTATATCCTGCACCTCCATAGACTCTAAAGTCTGTTTAGTTATGGTATAAACAGAATTGGGATTCTGGACTATCAGCGGATTTTGCATACCTAATTGATATACGCTTTGAGCTTTTGCCATTTTCTGCTGTTTAGTAACTGAGCGCGGGTCCATAATAGGAAACACCCTTGTTGCCCCTTGAAAATCTTCTTTAGTAATACTTACTCTTTCTTCTTCGTCCGAA